ACGGCCTTGATAAAGCCGTCTGATTCTGGGTGTGGGGCAAAGTTGCCTTTGGATGTATTGCTGAGTATAAAGCTCATGTTGTTATGCTGTTATGGTTTTTGGTTTGTTTGTTTTGTTGGGAGAGAAAATCTTTTTGTAATACTGTGCTTTACTCTTCGTACTTCGGAATCTCCATCCAAGCCCAAGGTCCGTATGTGTCGCTGGGTAAATAAATGTGAGCGCCGTGACCGGAGAAGGTAAATCTCTTTCTGTCTTCGTCGTAAATAAAAACGTCAAATGCTTCCCCCGGCGGTAGATCTTTTGGCCCCCACACGCCGAGGAACTCTTTGTCCTTGGGCGCGGTCTCCATGGGTTGCCACGTCATGGTTTTAAGTATGTGGATGGCTTGAGCAAGCGCACTGCCATGGTGTTTGTCCAGAATCGAGTATAACCGGTGACGGTTGTAGTTCTCAAAATACTCGATCAGTTCTTCAATTGTTTCGTTCATTAGCTTGTCGTTAGCTTGGGAATTAGCTAAACCACTCTTCTTTATCAACGGGTTGCGGTGGATTTTTTAGCTTGTCGATTGGCTCGATTTTGACTGGCACATGCTCGAAGCATGTCTCGGTGTGGTGGGCAAACGAATTCCACCGAGTGCACCACCCCTCCCATGGGTGATGGGTGTGCCAGTGATCGCAGGTCATGCAGATGGGTGGTGGGTTCATGGTTTGTCTTCGTATGCGGCCTTGAGCGTTTCTGAAAGCTCAAGTGATTCAGCTCGGCATCGCAAGTAAGCTGCCCGTAGATCATTGCACCTCCACCGATGCGCCTCTATTTCCTCGTCGTTCATCTCAAAAGTTCTGGTGTTGAGCTTCATGACCCAATCTCTTCGGGCTGTAGCCGCTTTAAGATTGGCTTCGGTTCTCCGGTCGATTAGTTTTAAGTAGTCTTCGGGGGTCATACAGCTACTGGCGCTTTAATCGCGGGGTGTGGGTTGTAATTCTCCAAAGTGATGTCCTCGAATTTAAAGTCGAAAATGCTTTTGATCTCGGGGTTGAGCGTAACCGTTGGAGGCGGCAGAATCGTCCTGTCCCGTTGAATGAAATAAGCGTCAACATGGTTTCTATAGAGGTGTAAATCTCCAAGGCTGTGGATGAATCGACCCGCACGGTAGCCGGTAACTTGCGCGACCATCATAAGCAGGAGCGAATACGATGCTATGTTGTATGGAATTCCAATGTAGGCGTCAGCACTGCGTTGCATTAATTGAAGGTCCATGGTGCCATCTGTGTGGACGTATATCTGATAAAACGCATGGCAAGGAGGCAAAGCCATATTGTGTAAATCGCTTGGATCCCACGCGCTAACAATATGGCGGCGTCCGTATGGGTCAGCTTTGATGCTGTCGATTAGATTCTGGATCTGGTCGACTATTTTCCCGTCCACTGTGCGTAAATTTCTATATTGAGCACTATAAATAGGCCCAAGATCGCCGTCTTCAATCAATTTTAAACGGGGTAAAAGACCACAAAATTCAGCCACATCAAATTCCCATCCTTCAAATCGTTTGTTTGCCCCATAGGGCCTAGGAGTTCCATATTTTATGACTCTGTTTAAAGCAGATTTGGACATACCCGTCCTTCTTGCGGCTTCAGCTTGGCTAAGATATAACCTTGTTGTGCCCGTTAAGTCACGAACTAAAATAGGTTTTACGGTTCTAGTGTATATATGGTTTTCCTCAGCTTTAAGCCAAACACTAGTATTTGGTCCGTATTGATTTGCTCCGTAATAATCTTTATCGAGGTCAAATCCTTTAGGGTTGTTGGCTCGATACCACCAATGCGGTATTTTCTGCACTCCTTTTATAAAAGACTCTACGTCGTGCCAATCAGGATGCACCGTCACTCCGACTGCCCCATAATAAGCGTACCTCGTATGGGTTGGGTCATAACACTTGTGCATCATTCTATGCCAAATAATAGAGAGGTCTCTTTCTATTGTGTCGGCCTTTGTATTAATTTTTGCGCGACTGAAATTTCCAGAATAAAGAGCTGGAACCGCTTTTCTTGGCTCAATTATTTCTATGTCGCGATCAAGATTGTAGGGTCGACGCCAGTGATCCCAAATATGCACACCGTTATCTTGCAGATATTTGACGTTGGTGCTGCCACTGAGAAACCAAAGCAGCTCGTGGACAACGCTCTTCCAGTGAATTTTCTTTGTCGTCAGCAAAGGGAATCCGTCAGCAAGATCATAGACGACCTGCTTCCCAAAAAGCGACGACACGCCCGTGCCGGTGCGATCGGATCGCCATTCGCCTTCGGTGTAGACCTCAGCGAGAAGGTCGAGATATTTTTGTTCGTTCATAATTAAGACCAAGTAAAATAAGAGTCATGAATGGCTTCGAGGGCCGTGTCATATGCCTTTGACGCAAATTGGGTATCGCTAGAATCCGCAGGCGTCCATGAAGGCACCCATTTGCCATCTTGCAACTTTGCCCCGTGCCCTCCGCACGAGCCGCCTTCGTCGCAATACGATTGCTCTTTCTCGTCCCAAATATACGTGCGGTTAATGATATTGATCGGCTCGTATTGATGCTCTTTATCCCAGTTAAATCGACGATGTTTGATAGTAATGGTTGGATTACTCATTGTGTTTGTGTGTTGTTGTTGTTTTAAAAACGTCGCACGGCTCGCAGCACTCCGGGCAGACATACCATTGTGTCGAGCCCGGTTTACCCGCGACCACGGCTGGAGCTTCGCAACAATAGGAGATAGTAATGTTTTGTGGTTGTTGTTTTTCCCTCAGCCGCACTACTTCATCAGCCAAAATCCGGGCTGAGGCGGCGAGCTGGGGGCATACTTTCTCTCTGTCTTCATCCGTGATTTCGCGCTCGATTATGTCGCAGGCCCAGCAAAAGTTTAACTGGTTGTAGCCTGTGTAGTTTACAAAATAAAGAGCCGCTTGAACGGCGTCGGTGATTTGCGCTGCTGTACTCATAATTGTTTGTGTAAATGTGTTCTGATTTCCGTAAAATAGTCGCACAACTTATCGAGAGCCTGCGTGTGTTCGTATCTTTCGACAATGGCAAGGTGCCACTCCCGCGAGCCATGTGGGTAGTCGCGTGCGTAGAACTCGATGGCTTCCCATGCGTCTACAAAGTCCTTGAACGCACGAGCGGCTGCGTCGTAGTCGCGAATCAGTGCGGCCCGCGATGTGCCGCCGGAATGGATGGTTGGTAGAATCATGCTGTTGCTCTGTTGTGGATCGGATAGTGAAATCGGTATTTTGAAACGCGCGGCACTCGCACCACATCCGCAGTAGCTGGCACATTGCCTGCACGCCCGTATTTCTTGCCAGTATTGGCGTCTACATAGTCGCACCGTGGACTCTTGCGATCGTCATCGGGGCGTCCGTCCTGACTCCAGTTGGAGGCCTTGTAGATCGTGCCTGCGTGTCCTGCTGACGGATCGGCATAACTCACCAGATGTTCAACGTCGGCATGGTGTTTTTTTATGTAGCGAATACTCTGGCCAATTAGCCACGTTTCCGCGTTGCATGGGATGTGATCGAGCAAGTAGAGCCGCGCCAGCTCCCACGTCTTGCCCTTGTATCGCTTGTCTGATTGCATGGGAGGCGCTGAGTAAAGAATGCATCCCGACAGTTGATCATTGCAGAACATCGAGAGGCAAAGAAGGACAATGGCTGGCCGCTTCTTGAGGTAGTGCAGGCGTATGAAAGTATCGACTTGAGAGACGGAAGTTTTTTCAATGCGTGAAGCGGCGGCCCATGATGAATCAAACTTGGAAGTGTTCATGATTTTCCAAAGAGTTTAATGTCGATAAGTTTGTCCTCGGCTGCCGCACACCGCACCTTCCAATAGTCTCGTTCTGCTTGGTGCCGGGTGATTGCTTCCCTCCCGATTTCGTAGGCACTGCGCTCATAGGCCTGCATCCAGTTGATGGTCTCTCGCTGCTGGAGCAGGATGTCGATAAGTGCTTGTTTGGTGGTCATAAAGCACTATCCCGCGCATCGTTTTCCATCTTGACTGCGACTTTCGCCACCGCTATCCAGCATCCGACGCTGACCTTGTTAAGCGGATCGCATACAAAGTCTGGCCAGCTTGTAATGCTCATCTCTGGATGATGCTCTTTGGCTGCGTTAAGGTACGCCGCATAAAGCGCGCCGGCGTGGTTCATTAGTGCGTTTGAGTGTGTTGTTTCCATTGGGTTGTGTTGGTTTGTTGTTCTTGCGGATGTGCCCGCCCATGTTCCATGCCTTGCCGAGCCGGGCCATGCCGCGCCTGGCCCTGCCAAGCCGCGCCCAGCCAAACCTGGCCCCGCCGGGCCTTGCCGAGCCTGGCCTTGCCAAATTCCGAGCGTTCCAAAGTTCCGGGCGGCGGATTGCCACGGCTGCCGGACCAACCGCAATATAGGGGAGAATTACCGACAAACCCTTGGCATCGCTCTCACCGCTTACGAGGGTGTTCATTTCTTAGTTTTGCGTGCTGTGTAATCTGACTCACACGTCTCCTCAATCTTGAGGATCGTGTCGCAGTGCGGGTGCATGGCCATCTTGTTCCTGACCGCATTCTGGGTCATGCTCGTCGAGAACAACTCAAGGCGCTTACCCTGCATGTCGAGGCAGGTCACCACCCAGTAACGGCGGTTCTCCTTGGTCTTGCTGATCGGCGGTTCAATCTCTTCGACCTTGATCAGGCTAAGGAAGTCCGACTTGCGTTTAGCTGCAGCGCCCGCAGCTTTCTCGCTGTAGGTGCGGTAAACGGTGCGGATGTTCTGGCCGGTCGTGGTAGCCATGTAAACGGCGTAGTGTTTCATATCCAAGCAAAGAAAAGGGCTGTGTAGACGATGACCGCAAAAACGGTGACGACGAGGATGCAAAGGCATCCACCAAGGCCATCGCCCTTTTGATACTCGTATTCCTGCATCTGCCGCCGGCGTGAGGCGGCTTCGTACACTTGTTTCCAATCGTTTGGTTTCGGTTGTGGTTTCATGGTTGTTTAACGATGCGGGTTAAAACGATGCGCAGGAACACGCTGACCGGCATGTTGACTTGTTTGGCTGCATCCTTGAGCCGGTCGCGCAGCTCCTTGGTGCAGCGAATGGTGATTGTTGAATCGTTCGCTTGCATGTGATCAGTTGTAAACGGTTTGAATACGCCGTCAACAAAAAAAGATCACATCCCACAAAAAAACCCGCACTCCCTTTTTACAGGAATGCGGGTTTCTCCACCCGGCGCGGTCCCTGTTGCGGCCCGGACGGAAGATCAAGTCTAGCCGACTACCTCAGCATCAACTAGCGGCGCAGCCTCATCCTTGCGAAATGGAGCGCAGGCGTCGAACAGCTTTTGATGGATGCCGGACGCGACGCCAGCGACCTTGATTCCGCCAGCCTTGACGGCGATGTCGATCAAGCCGGACAGGTCAACGGCTTCGGTTTCGGTAAGCGATAGTGCGATAGTTGGTTTCATGCGCCGCTATAGTAGGAGGATGGGAGGAATAATCAAGTGCCTACTCAGCAGGAGGTTCTGGAACCACGGGCGCATTCTGCGCTTCGATCCACGTACGCAGGGGAGCGACGCAATCAATCACGGCCTGAAAGGCGATAGCCACCTCGGGCACCGCAGCGACGGCTTCCCACAGTTTGTCGGTATGCACCGGTTGATTGAGCGTGCCCGGACCGATCTCCTGCGTGGTCGGATCGTAGGGGAGCAGTTCGATTCGCACGTTGCCGGTCGTCAGCGTGGGGGCGTGGACGACGAGATTGTACACCCATTGCTCGGTGTATGTTTTTTCCGGGACAGCGGGGACGACGATTGGTTGTTCTGGTTGAATGGCCATGAGTTTGTTTGGTGGGTAAATGGATTAAGCCAAGGTGATTGTGCCGGTACGGACCGTGCCGTCAGTGCCTTTCAGCTTGAAGGTTAGCGTGGTGTTGGAAGTGGCTTCGACTACGAGATCGCCGTTGAGTGTTGGAGTGATCGACGCTGGCGGCTGTTCAATCACACTGCGCACGCGAAGGTCGCGGAATGCGGCTGCCGTTCCGTTATTTACTTCAACCACCCCAGCCGCGTTTAAAGCTAAGGCGGCAGATACTCCAGAAGAAGGAGTTACGGTATCCGAAAAACGATACATGCCATCGGACCCGATTCGCATACCCGAATATCCGCCGCCTCTACCAATTAAAGCGCCAACTGCTCCGTTAGCCCATACCGCAATTGCGTTAGCACTAAAATCACCAAAACCGGAGTTATTTCCTGTTTCGCCAATATTAAGGCTTAATGTGTTAAAGGTTCCAGTAATTTTAACCGATCCGGCAGCCGCAATAGTCATCCGCGTCACCCCATCCGTCTGGAACTCCAACCCACGCGCAATGCCGCCCGTGCCTTTGTACGTCCCCAGCAACACGTTGCCGGATGTCGGTGCCGTGATCGTGAAGCGTTCCCACGCGGCTCCGGGATAGGTTCCGTAGACGCTAAATTTTTGTCCGTTGGTTCCGTTGCGGGTGGCTAGGTGGTATGGTTCTCCGTCGCGACGAAGAATAGTGTCAGCGGCAAATCCAGCGTCCGTTTCATGTGAACCAAAACCATAATAACTGCTTGCTGTTAAAGTTATTCCTGTCAAACAGTCCCACATTGCAGAACGAACTCCTCCGTTCATCAAAGCAACAATAGGCGCATTTAATCCTATATACTGAGGCGCTGAAAGATACAGAGAATTTGAAATCGCCTGACCAGCAATTACAAATTGTTTTAATGAAGTGCCTGTATCCCCAATCCCTACGGTTCCAGTAATCAACCCGTCGCCCGCAACATGCAACTTCGACGTGGGCGAGGTCGTCCCGATGCCGACGTTTCCTGCCGTGGTGATGGTCATCCTGCGTGCGCCCGCAGTACCAAAGTTTAATGCCCCACCTGCTGCGCCAGTTCCAAGCCCTTCAGTTTGAATATCAAAATTAGCACCGTCAAAAGACCCTAAAACACATCGACGGTAATTGCTGGCGTTTGAATACGTAGCATATACATGAAACTTTTGATTCGTTTCGCCATTCCGCAAGGCTAGGGTGTTGGCGGCTCCGTCGCGGAGGAGAATGGTGTCGGAGGCTGACGCGGTTGGGGATGTTGAGAAACCTAATACTGACACGTTAAATGTGTCGCCAGTTAATGAAGCCGTACCTGACCCATTGAATAAAGTTGTTCCTCCTGACCCTCCGGCAGACCAGCTCAACCCAATATTACTTGCCTGCGCTTTAATCAACCATCTGCCATTGCTAAAAACATCATTATTAACAAGATTATTCGAAACGTAATGTCCAGCTTTTGAAACGTAGGCCTTTAACGTCGCCGCATTTCCAGACCAAAGCTCAAGCAAATTGCTCGCCGCAGCCGCACCAAGCGTTTCCGTAGCCACCACCTTAAACGCCGTATAAGTCCCCGTCGTTCCCCACGTCTGGCTGATCGTGACGGGTGCGTCGGATGTGAGCGTCCCAGAGTTTAGCCACGAGTTCCGCGACACGCGCTTACTGATCGACGCCGCCGTGTCCCAGATGAACGTGTGATCGGCATCAGCGACAAAAAGCTTCTCGGTAAACTCGGAAAGATTAAGATTGGCCATAAAATTATTGGTAAACTACAAGGTCACCTGTTCCATCAACTAGCACCTTGTGCGATGCGCCAGCCTCGACAAGGACGTGGTAGGTCGGCACTACAGGAATTGCCCCGTCAGTTGTCGCCACGATTAGCATCAACAATTCATCCGTGGGCGAGTAGGCCACCGGGATTTGCACCGGGATAGCCGGCGCGATGAATGATGTGATGCGGGAGGTCATGGATTAAGCACCCACCACAGTCCCAACGCTCGCTGCCGTATTCAGGTCCTTCGCCTTGATCGTGATTGGCGTGTTGGTTGGGATGATGTTGACCGCATCTTTCACTCCCAGCTCCGCCACGATAGCACCATTGGTGGCCAGCACGTAAACCGGCTGGCTCGCCTCAACACCGTAGATCGTGTTGGGCGTGACCGTCAATGATGCGCTGGTTGCACCGGGTGCTAGATTGAAGTTTTGAGTGGCCATGGCTTAATGAAATTAGAAGTTCTGAACGACTGATCCGTAAATCACGCCGCCGATATTAACGAAGGTGTAAACGTCAGTCTTAGCGCCAACTGTCTGCACAGGAGCAACTCCACCAGACCATTTTAATGTCGGCGACGATGGCCAAGTGACTGTGTAGTTGGCAACCGTGTTGGTGATCGCGACTCGAATCTCTTGGCCCGGCAGTGAGTTGGCGAATGTGAACGTCGTGCTTGCTGATAGAGTCTTCGAGAACGTCGCACCAGTCGCCCAGTCAATAGCAGAAGCCGCAATGGCTGCATCTGTACCGATGAACGCACGAGCGGTGATGTTGCCACCGAATGACGACGGCGTTGTGCCGGCGGTGACAATTGCAAAGTTGCTTGATGCTTTTGTTAATGAAGCAATATAAATTCCGGTTTGATTGGAAATAGATCCTCCTCCAATCGTGTCGGAAATAAAAGAACCATAAGCATTGGTAATCAAACCACCATATGTCTCAAGCCGACAGTAAGCCCCGTACAAAGTGTTAAGAGTGCCAGTGCATTCATGTTTTGGACGTGACTGAAATCCGACGATGTGATCAATGTTTGCACTGCCAGCCGTTATCCCTGCCGCATCAAAGCAAGCGTAAGCATACCCAGCGCCTAGTGTGGCGGTGGCATCAACTCGCACCGCGCGCACATTGTTGGTGGCAGACGTTTGGAATGTTCCTCCGATGTGGAGCTTTCCATAATCACGTTCGCTGTGTAGCTCAGTCGTTACGCCAAGTGTGCCAGTAGTTGTGTTTACGTCGAGAATTTTAGACGCTGCTGAATTGTCTACACTTAACCCGTCATCATAAAGACGAAGGTAATTTCTAGCGACAGGAACGGATGATGCGAGCGAATAATGGGCGAACAAACATCCGCTGCCTGCCGCTCCTGATACGCCAGCCAAGAAACGGATTTCTTGTCCTTCGCCATCAATTGATCCACCTCCACGAGTGAGCCGCAACAGCTCCGATCCAGTCGTTTGAATCCGCTGCAAAACGGAAAAGGTATTTTCCGACGCCAGTAATGGAACACTTAAAGGAGAGACCACGCCAACCGAAGAGAATCCCAACGCCTTGTTGGGGTTTGCACTGCCGAGCACATTGATCCAACCGTTATCCCCGGAGGCATTGCGCTGAACGATTGCGACGTTTGTTGGTGTGGTAACAGTGCTCATTAAGCGGAAAGGACGGCGGGAACGGAATAGCTGAGACCGTTGGCGGTGACAGTCAGCACGTCGTCAATAACGACGACACTCGTGTCAATCGGACCAAATGTAGGATCTAGCACAGCATCGAAGCTGTAGAGGATGCCATTATAAACAAAGCTGGCCACGTCATCAATCACGCGGAATGCGCTCGATGTAGTGGCTGCGCCAGCAATTACGTCAAAGCTGTAGGTGCGTCCACTGAACGTGTAAGATGCCACCTCATCGACGACGCTAAACGTAATCGAGGTGTCTGGTTGCAGCGAAAGTGCGGATGGCTTTAGTTCCAGATTTCCGGCGCGCAGCGAGTACGGAAAGCCGTTTACATCAAGCCCACCGATCACGATCCAGAAATTGTTGCAGTTGACCTGCTCGCTGAGAGTTTGGTTCATCTGCGCCGCGCTGAATGTAAATGTCACGTTTGACCCGACAACTACGCCAGATGTTGAAGCAAGTGGAGCTGCTCCAGCCACCGCGCTTTCATACGGTCGTTTCCAAAGCTCCATGCGATACACCGACATCGCCGGCCCACCAGCAGGTATCGCAGCCGTGATGATCAATGGCGTGGTTGCGAAGACCGGAGCTAGTGCGAGGTCGTCGGTCGTCGGTGTGATTGAAATGGTTCGAGTCATTTGGTCGCTTGAAAGTGCATCGCATCCCGCCCCCAGAACGCCCCCGCAGAGAGCCAGCCGCCGACAGCAAAGAATTCCATCACTTCGAGCGGCATCTGCGCTACAACGGGCCATTGCGTGCGATTGCCGTTTACCTGCGGCCAGAAGTCAATCGCCGCACCGCGTGCATGAAGCGATGGACGGGTGCCGTGCCGCATTAGGCGATCATTGTAACAACCGGCGTATTCTGCCGCAATATGCGGGAAGCACTCGCACACCGCCTCAAGGATGTGGCCAAGCGACCGCGCCACCTTCTTGTGGCATGTGATGCTCTTGACCTTCTTGCCGTCGTACTTCAAACAGAGATCCGCGACAGGCAGTTGAACGAGCTGACTCGGATCTCCCGGCGATCCATAGAACTTTTGCAAAGACACCTCATCTTGCGCTGGCCACTGGTTCGGTTGCGCGACCATCTTCCGCAGGTGATCTTGGCACGCCTTGATCGAGACCGGTCCCCAGAATCCATCTGGTGTGACGCCGATCTTTTCCTGCATTAGTTGGATGTCGCGACGGGTCATGGGGCAAATGATTTTAACATCCAGTAAAGCACGAGGAGCCAAGAAGCGACAAGCGCGATGGCGGTTAAAAGTTGGCCGACGTGCTTTAGCGTAGTCATCAGATGCGCTTGGTTAGTTTGGCCACTACCCACGCGAGCTGAACGACGACGCTGGCAAAGTCGATCCCCTGCTGCACCCATGGCGGGAGTTTGTACGTGTTCACGAAATGCGGCGAGGTCACCACGTCCCGCACGCGCATGGCTTTATCGAATCCGCTGATCGGTAGATGACTAGCGTGCTCCACCTTGTCCACAATGATCTGGAATTGATCCGTCGTCAAACCCTGCACAAGGAGCTGCGCAGTCTGTGTGGCCTTTGCGACCGCATCACGGTGCCAGAGAGTTTTGAACCATGCGAAGAATTTCATAAGGTCACCAAGGAATAGTAACGGACAAAAGCAAGCCCTCCATCATGCCGGACTTGAAGCCGTCCCGCCAGTCCTCAGACTTGTCTGGGAATAGCGAGTCGTCCGGCATCTTCTGGATGCTGACGCAGGATGTGCCAAGTAGGGCGATGAGCAGGAGGATCGGTTTCATCGCACGTTGGAGTCCTGACTGGATTTGTTGGCATCGCGTGCAGCGATCAGGCCCGCACCAGCGATAATCTCACCGAACGCAAGTTGCAAACTGTCGAGCGTAAGCGATGCACCTTCCGTTACCTGCAACAGCGATTCGACGATAGCACTGCATCCATGCAGGATAAGCGCCAGCCCCGCCAGTGTCGTCTTCCAGTTCAGCAGAAACGGAAGCAGCTTCTTCGATGCGTAGTTCATGGCAGTGCGGTTGATCAGGTTTGGCTTCTTGCGTTTCACTGCCACAGGTGCCTTGTGTGCCCAGAATGGTTTGGCCACGTTCTTGTGGATAGGAGGTTGTCCGGGACTAGGCATTACGGATTCAGCTTCCTGTCAATTTTGTCGAGCTTCTCCACTATCGAACGCAGCAGTTGCGTGTCCGCAGAATCTTTTAACTCCAAAGCGCGAATGGCTGCCACATCAGCAGTCCGCAGCTTGGCCACCTCTTCAACTTTCTGTTCGTGCGAGTTAATGCGAATCTGGATTGTAGTGACCCAGACGCCTAGACCAAAAGCGCCAAGCAGCAGCCCTTGGCCAACTTTGACCACGAGATTAAGGTCTCGCAGCCGCTCCTCCAGCTCTTCAAGTTGTGTGGGATTCATGAGGTAGTTGGGCGTCCACCTCCTTGTTCTTAGCCAGCAGGATTTGAACCTGCTACGCAATAGCGAAGGATTGCGTGGGCCGCCCCGGCCAAGGTGTTATGGAAGGACGGTTGGTGACCCGTAAGCGACAACGCTCACCGTATAGCCGACGCCGGGAGGCGTGATGGTTAAGACTTCCGCTGCGGTTGAATTGGCCGCATTTGGGTTGTAAATGTTGAACACGCCCCCGACTCCGACATTAATTGATGTAAACGTGACTTTGCCGAACCCTGTGCAGGCCACCGCAACTGACCCATTAGCTGGCCCAGCCACGGAAATCATGTATCCCAGCACACGCGCCGGAACAATGGTTGCGCGTGTGATAGGATCGAGCTGAACAACACTGTTGACCGTAATGTTTGCGGCACTGCCGCCAATCGTGATCGTATTAGCCGAAGCGGCAGTGAACTCAGCCGCAACGCTCCATTGATTGGCAAGCGAGACGTTAATCGGTGGCACCGAATGCGCAATCGGAGCACGGGTCGCGCTACCGGCAAACGAGTTCTGGAGGACGGTGGAAAGTTTAAATGTAGATGGCATGATGTTAAGAGCCGATGACCAACACGTTGACGTTCAGGCCGGTTGTTCCGTTAAGGTAGACGTTAAGGACGTTTCCGCTGACCGCCTTGATTGCGGCAGGAGAAGTAAAAGCGATGGCCGCGTTCTCGCGAAGAGCAACGGTGGTAAATGTGATTCCGCCGAAGTCAGTAGATGCCACCTGCGCGCACACGATGCCGGTCACCGTCCACGAATCAATCGTTCCTGTCCCGCTAATTTTGTCCACAGTGACCACAAGTGCTCCAGTCCCGGAGGTATACCCAGACACGACGCCTTCCATGTAGTTGGTGGCAGTGGTTGAATGCGTGATACGGACACGCATGTTCGTTACATACGCCAGCCCCGTTGCGACAGTAAAAGTTTTCGATCCTGTGCCAATGGCAACAGACGAGGTGGAGGTTGCTGTCGGTTGCACTGAAGCTGGCTCAACAAGCGGGTCGCGTTGAGTCACGCTAATAAAAAGACCGCGAAAGTTAGTCATCACCAAGTTTGCGTTGGTGATTGGATTTGTTAGCAGAACAGCAGAGCCGCCGTTCAGAACTGAGCTGATCTGGTTGGATGCGTTAATCGTCAAAGAATTGACGGCTCCGCTGCCAAACACCTCAAACACGCCGGAAATCAAATCATTCTCAGAAAAGGACAAATCAGGAATCTGCTGGGTCGCTGCCTGCACCACTGACGATGCTGGATAAGAGTTTTGCGCCTTCAGAGTAAGTGCGAACGTGTTCGGCATAAAATGCGGCTTTGTGTCAATCTTAGATGAATGTCACGCTTGGAAGGCTTAAAAACACCGATCCGACTTGATGATGGGTGATGGTCGATCCGGATCGCGTCAGCAAGCGCAGATATGCAGTGGTCGCGCTTCCTGTGGGAGGACTTCCGTAAACCTGAAACGACGCACCCGATACCGTCCACCGGCGGATCTGCGCTGCCGCTTTCGTGTAGTTTTGAAAGGAGACCGACAATCCGGATTCTCCACCTTCACCGTATCCGCCTTGACCTCCATCTCCTCCGTTTTCTCCACCTGATCCGGGTGAATTTGTCCCAGCCGGTCCACCAGCGCCACCTGTGCCGGGAGAACCACTTGATCCATTAGCACCAGCCGTGCCGTTTCCTCCGTCGCCTCCTGTAGTCATTGCTCCTGCCCCACCGCCACCGCCACCGCCACCACCACCCCCCGTGCCACCGATTACGGTCAGTGTCTGCTGATCCGCAGCTGAGAGTGCCCCGATCACCGGGTTTGTTGTCGGCGTGATTGTGATCTGAAGCCAGATCGAGAAACCATCAGCCACCGCCAAAGTTGCACCGGCCACAGTCGCCACTGATTCAGTCCAGCCGCCGCTACTCGGATCGTTTGGCATGTATGTGCTCCACGATGTGCCTAGCACTTTGCCACCGCGAATTGTCACGTCACCGCCAGAGAGCGTACCAGTAAAATCAATCACGCTGGCTGTCGTCGTCGCACGCCCTGCTTGTGACGTGATGATTATCCCGTCGTTTGTCTCTTGCAGGATGATGCCAGCGCCTTCAATCGGCACCTGCTCATAAAGCGCCTTGCGAAACAGGTTCAGCGTCTTCCCTTTCAGGAAGTAGTGCAGATTGCCGAAGAATTTGGGAAAATCAGGGAACAAAGGCGCTTATGTAGGTGGTTGCTGGAAGCGTTACGTGGTAGGAACCCGCATGGTATTGAGTCACTACGCCGCCGGTCTGTGATGCGATACGCACGTAAATGTTGGTGGCTGGCGAGGCGGTTGGCTTGGTTGTGTGTACTTCCAAGCTCGCAGACGTGATCTGCCACCTACGAAAAACCATCAAGAGCTTCGTGTACTGCGTGAAGGATTTCGCCTCGCCGTCTCCACCAGCCGCACCATTCCCGCCGTCTCCGCCTTCTGCTGCTGTCCCTGAATTAAAACTTGATGAAGGAACGGTTCCGCCGGGCGTGTAATAACCCGGATCGCCACCAGTTTGACCAGATGCTGATTGCCCGGTGTTGCCATTAGATCCAACAGATCCATCACCGCCAGCGCCGCCGCCCCCAGCGTCACCACCCGCACCCCCGCCGCCGGTTGTGACTGTGATCGTACTCGCGCCAGTCGCCGAGAGTGTGCCGTTCATTTCCACATCCGTCTGCGAGCACTGGATGCGCAGCCACACGCTTTGCCCGTCGGTCACCGTGAGCGTGGACGGTCCGACAGTAAACTGCTCCGCCAGCCAGTCTGTCGGCAATGGATCGCTCATGGTTGGCGTCCCCCACGTTGTGCCAATCACTCGGCCTGCTGTGATGTCGAGTGAGTTGGTGGCCGGGAGCGACGCCTTAAAGTCATGGTTGATGCTGATCGTCGGCGATGTCTGGATCGCTTGATCCGCGTGGAGTAGGATGCCAGCGTTCGTCTCCTCCATCCGCAGGTTGTCGCCAGCGATTGGTGTCTGAAGTCTGATCCGCTGCACGATCCTCTCCAGCATCTTGCCGGTCAGGATGTGCACGTCGCCAAGGTTGAAGTTGGGAATGTCTGGCAGCATTAGGCGATGATAAAGGTGATGGCCGGTGGTGTGATCGAGATCATGCCGACGACGTGCTGCGTAATGCTGGTGCCACTAATGGACGCCAACTGAATCCACGATGACGCCTCGCTTGCTGTGCCTTTTGATGTGTGTAGCGAGATGCCGTTGATTGTCCACTTGCGGATCTGTGCGGTTCCCTTTGTCCTGCGGGTGAATGTGACACTGCCCCCCGCACCGCCTGCACCGCCGTATCCACCTGCACCGCCGCTCGCCCCGTAGCTGTTGCCGAGCCCGGTTACTCTAGTTGGAGGTGTTGTGGTAATATCTTCCACTATACCTCCAGCTCCGCCAATTCCGGTAAAATCTCCACTATCTCCGCCAGAACCTAATCGCCCTTGGATATCTGGAAGCAGTCCGCTCGCCGCACCGCCGCCACCACCACCTCCCCCGCGTCCACCTTTTGCGCCCGATATGTCGTAGGTGGTTGTGCCGAGCGGCCCGGTCGTAGTGGTATCGCTCTCCGACCATAAAACCTGCAACCAGACCTGTGAGACAGTGCCGCTGAGTGAGCCTCCGATATAGTTGACCTCTCGCTGCCAGTCGCCCGGCGTTGGATTATCGCCGAGGATCGCGCCCCAGAGCGGGTAGATGATCTTGCCTGCCGCTACCACCACCGATGTCCCATCTAACGACACGGCGAAGCCTAGAGCAAAAGGAGCCACCACGCCGCCTGACCCCACGCGGTCGATAATCTGTCCATCCTTTGTCTCTGTGATTGTGACGGTCTCCGACGAGATTAACCGCTGTAAACGGATGCGATCCACCAAACGGTTGAGCAGCCACCCGGACCGCGCACCGTTCACCTTTGGGTCGATGACTGGAAGATCTGGCAGCATATCAACCGGGCATCCATTCGTAAATATAGACCATGCTCTGCTTCACAAGATAGATGGTGGAAGACGCGCCATTGATCGTTTCAACCTCAAGACCATCCTGAATCCATCCAAATGGATAGTTGTAGATCGGAGTTGTCGGTAGCGTAGTAAACGGGTTGGTTGGCGGTGACGGCAGCGTCCCTAAAGGTGTGGCGTTTTCCGGTCTGGTGGCAGTATTGGGAAAGCTGGTGGTGACTTGATTGAACGTGCAGGAGAGGTTTATGTATTGCCCTTGAATCTCTCCAGTTTTTGCCGGCGAACTGCCCGGCACTGTACCAAGTCCGGTCTTGTATGACTGGATCTTGCTGGAAACGGTACGCTTGACGGGTTGCGACGCATTGAGCAGTCCCGCCGCCTGCGCCTCGAACGAGTAAATGTTTGAGCCGTCCTGATTAATGCTGACGCCGTTGAAGAACATGTTGGCGTATGCGACGCCCAACACCGTCCCGACCGAGATACCAACGTCAAAGTTTGTCTTTGCATACGCAATCGGCGTGTCCGTCCGCGCGTAGTACTTCATCGTCATCGTGTCAAATCCGCTTTCAGACACGGAAAAACGAATGCCGTTTTCCGCGAGGATTGGCGTTGTGCCGGATGGCCAGTGCGTGTGGTTTGATGTCGGCATGATTAGGCTGTGGCGAGTCCTTTTAGAATGTCTTTGATGTCGATAAGCGTTGTCTCTTTAGGAAGAGCGTCTGCCCATTTTGGAGTAACTCTGCTTATTGCTTCTTCTCTAAAAGATTCGCGATCTGTTGAACCACGCTTAAGAATATCCCTGCGTTTATTGTCTTCTTCAGCCTGTTTTTTAAGTCGCGTCATTTCATCGCGCACGTCAGAATCAAACGCTTTTTTCCTCTGGCGTTTCATGTCGTTCTGATCTCTAATTTCTTGTTTTCTTTGTGCCGGCGTCATCCCAGCTTTGTCGATAGAGCGTTGAACCGCTTCTCGGTTCTGATCCCGCAGTTCAGCCTTCCCGTTCTTGGCTTCTTCTGTGATACTCTCCTCAAGACCAAGAATCTCCTGTTTGAGCCCGACGATGCGGTTGTATTGCTCAATCTGGCCTTCGGTCACATTGCGACCGTTTTTGACGGCATCCTCAAACTGATCTTTGGTCAGCTTGTCGAATCCACCCGGATCGTCGCCCATCAAAAACTCTCCTTCTGCCTCCAGTGCTTTTTTGGCATTGGCCAGCCTTTCTTCATCCGTTCCAGCCAAGCCCTGCTGCGCAGAATACACCGCTTCCTGCACGCTTTTGATTTTGCGTACCGTGTCCTCGTGCAGACTCAGCAGTTCCTTTGCATCAGCAATGGCTTGATCGGCTGCCTTTTTGGCTTCGTCTTGTGCTTGTTTCTCCTTGGCGGCTTGCTCGTTTTTGAATTGCTCTTCCCACCGCCAACGCGCAGCGTCCAGTTCGCGATTCTCCTGATTGCCTTTGTCGAGCTTCTCTTGCAGCTTTGCCCTTTCTTCTGCTGCCTTTAATAGGTCCGCTTCCGCTTTTTTCTGACGATCCAATGCGCGAAGGAGTTTCCTTTGATCTTCATCTTCAACATTAGGATCACCCCCGGCAGCCATCAGAGAAAATGCTTCTTCGTTAGCTTGAATCTCTTTTTGCTTTTTGATTATATAATCCAAAAAAGACGAAAGCCCGCCCGCAATTCCTTTTGTGGCTCCAGAACTTTGCTCACCAGCCATCTCTTTCAAAGTTTCAAACTTTGCCTTAATGGCATCAATTTGACCTCCCAACCCACGTGTCATTTTAGGCATTGCCTCAGCCATTTTTAGCAATGTCTCAGCCACTTGCTTTCCGCTCAAGTTGAGCTTCTGCAAGTCCTCGGCCCGAGCCGATCCAAATGCTTCACGCAAAAGTTTAGACGTGACTGGGAGTGCTTCCTTTAGCTGACTAAGTTCTTCGGCCAAAGGTTTTGGCGATGCGTAAAGCTGCTGTAATCCGTAGATAAAACGGCCCAGCTCTTCGCTGCCACCGCCGCCTGAAGCGATTGCATTCTGGAGTGTTCTGATCGTTTTGAATGCGTCCGCCGCACTCATCCCAGCAGCTTGGAGTTGAAGTGTCGCTTTAGCCGCAACGCTCATATTCAAGCCAATTTCAGATGAGAGCTTTTTCAGCTCTTCATATTGCTGCATTCCAAGAATGTCGCTGCCTGAGGTAGCTTTTAACGCATTCTGGAGCTTCTCCGCTTCGATGTAGGTTGCTCCAATATCTTTTGCGATACCAACAAAAGCCGATCCGATTGCTCCGCCGATGGCGATATTCTTGAGCATCGCAAATGAAGACGACATACTCGACACCGCCGAATTGGTCGTCTTCATAGCTCCGCTTAGCCCAGCCGTAAATTGACTGGAGTCGAGCCTGAGTGATGCGTCTAGCGTTGCAGCCATGAAATCACTCGTTATGTCAATGAATTGACAAGGCGGTTCGACTTCCGCCGCTGGATGTAATCCATGGCGCTGCGGATCGTCTCATCCTCCATCATGTCATGGCCGACCCACTGGGTTTCGATACCCTGTTGGATCAATGCCATGTGCAGGTAAGCCAACCCGCGCGCAAGCGGCAGCTCCCACAGAATCTCTTGTTCGGTCAGTCCCGTAATGGGTCGCACTAGCGAGACGTAATGGGCCTGAAAGACCGGACTGGCTAACGCTTTCCCTCGCCGCCGGCTGTAGGCACCACCTCGGATTGATTGGCTGTCGAGTCGTTCAGGATGCGCAGACCAAGGCTGATTGCGTCGCGTTCTTCCGAGATCTTAATGTTGGCGTCGATCCAATCATCGCACGCATCAATCAACGCTTGGATGCCTTGCGCTCGCAGCTTTCGGAGTTGTGCTGTTGGCGTGATGCAGACAAAGATCAGCACCTTGCTGAGTGGTGCGAATAGCGAGAACTCGTCGAAACAAGCGTCTAGCGAAGGAAAGCCTGACTTGTGGCACATCGACACCCATATGTCTTTACGCGAGCAAGACACACCCTCAAATTCTTTCCCCTTCCACTGGTACGCCGCATTGAATGCGTCCGTCCTGCGTTGCTCCTGCTCGTTTGGCAGGTCAATTAGTGAAATACCGTCGTCCTCTTGTGTTTGAATGTCGATCATGGTCTGCCAGTGGCAAGGAATCGGTCAGCCATTTCCATTCCTTTGTTGGTAATGGATTCCCGCACATAAGCCGTGCGCGTGGTGCCCTTCCTTGTAATTAGCACTTGTCGCTCTGCTGAGTCAAGTGCGCGCTTGGCAGCGTGTCTGTTTTTGATCGCCATCAGATACCCAAGAAGCTCATGGTTCGGATCAAGCTTTTGCAGCTCACCCGACATCAGCGCCTTCATCAAGTGCCCGACGTTGATCTCCGGCATTGTCACCGAAGTGGTGGAAAGATACATCGTGACGTATTCCTTCCCGCTGTCCGCCCTGACCTGCACCACCGGCTTCATGACAACGCCCATCGTCATGAAAGCAGACGCCACATCAACGTCCGTGCATGCAATCCAGCTTTCCATATTACACAACAAATGGGTACTGCTTCACTGAGAAGGTAGTTTTGGCCATCTCGGTGTTGGTCTCCGTGCGGTTCGGGTCCATAAAGATCATGGTGCCGTCGCCCGGAACAAAACCATAAGTGTTGGCGGTAAAGTTCGCCAGCGTGGTCACTTCAGTGCCGGGATGCTGGTTTGCCAGTCCGGTCGTTTTGTTGGTGATGTAGCCGTCAAAAGCAAACGTGATCGTCGGATTGCGGTACTCAAGACCGAAGGTAGCGCCAGCAGCGTTGAGATAAGCCTTTTCATCCCGCGCCGCAGTAATGGTCAAGGATTGGACGAGGATGTCCGGCGTTGTTGGATTGCTTTCATCCAGCAGCGTTGAAGATGGAATGTTTCCGTGTTGAATGAGTGCGGCGACGGCGGGCATAAATATCGGGCAGGTGTCAATCTTATTGCTGTGTGGACGCGCAGATGATCGTGAATGCGTACTCAGTCGAAAGCGTGTCGTTCTCGCTCATTCCGGGCGTCATATTGTTGCTGTGCTGTTTCAACACGTAAACGCCTTGCCCGTTGCTGATTGCGTTGATCTTCTGGCCCAGCGTGGTTGTGTTCCAGACACCAAAGAGAAGCGCGGAAATATTCTCCGCCCGCAGTTCATGCCGGGGCCGAGTGTCCGCACCTAGTGTCAGGTTGGCTTCTTGCCGATCCTCCACCATGTTCACGTTTAGCCGGCAGTGCCAGACGGTCCCGGCCTGCGGAATTTCGTCTGATTCGGTCACGCGCGCGACGATGAATGGCAGCTTCACCTCGTCGTTTTCTCGGTCGTCGCAAAGCGTAAAGCCAGTAAACGCATCAAGCGACATCAGCTCATTGTCGAGCACTTCGAGCAAGCGACGTTGTAGGCGGTCTGAAGGACAGATTGGGTAGGTAATCATTTCTTAAATCCTGTTTTTTTGGCAACGTCGTTCACGTCATCCCGCATCCATTGAATAAACTGACGACGCACCTCAGGAATGGATGAGCTGAATGCGTGTGGTGCTATTATATAAGCTCCTAGGCGTTGCACGCTGGCGAAGGCATGAACCTTCCCGTTTGATGCGGGAACAGCTTTGGTGCCGATTGAGCGGCCCTTGAAACGCTTCTGATTGCGAGGCATCCCGATCCTTGGCACGTTGAACGCCTTGTATGCGGGAATGAAGCCAGCCGCCAAGAATCCAACTGAGCGAACGCGCGCATTTACAAACCTTTCGACAGTTTCGTAAAAGTCGCTGACGAAAGAAGCCGAGTTTGGCCCACTGCTGGCCTTTGGGAAATACCTAATCCCCTGTTTTTTCCTTATGCGATTCGCAATGACTGCTGCCGCCAAAGTATTCGTGAGCTGGTGACGCTTTTTCTTCTCGCTTCGACTAAATCTTTTCGCTTGGCCGGTTAGCTCAATTCGCACTTGAGCCGCTGTTGTTGATCGCTGTTTGACCTTGTTGGCAGCGAATGGAAGCCAAAACCGCATTGCCTTATTGACTACCGATGCGTCGGTCTTCTTTTTCATCCGCTTATAATCGGCCATCGCTTTTTCAAGCAGCGACGTGTTGAATTTGACCATCAGACTCATGCCGCCGTCGCCTCCATGTTCGGGTCGATCAGCTCCAGATCGTAAAACGGGCGGATGTGCGTAGTCGTTACGCTGTCGATCCGGTAGACCGCCGCCGTCGCCAACACCGTCCCCATCTTAATCTCGTCGTTAATCTTCGGCACGGTTGCGAATTGCGCTTTGGTCGCTATCACGCTCACCGTGTCATCTTTGACGATAATCTGCGCCATGATGTTTCGGCCATTCTTGCCTGTCGGCTGGTAGGCGTGGATCTGCACGTTGTTGTGCCACACGTACAATTGAGCGCCGCTGGCATCGGTCCCAAACTTGGATCGGATGCGGCCATGCGCGGCGGCGATGCGTTGAGCGTAGGTCATACAAAAAAGCGGCTGACAAGTATGAAAACCTGTCAGCCGCCCACGATGAAGACAACACCCAGCACCAAAAATTAGGTCAGCACTTTGACCAAAGCAGTTCCGCCCGCGCCAGTAGTCGATGGGGTGAATTTCACCCGCAAGTACTGGAGTGTCGCCGCCGGGAGGCGAACGCGGAAACTGGTGGCAGCAGCGCCCACACCGCCAGCACCGGTCACGATGCGGGTGATGCCAAGAGCAGTGCCGGTAGGTGATGCAGCAGCGCCGTTTAGCACAACCGCCGTGACGGTGGCACCGTTAGCGAGCTGACCCACCGTAAAGGCAGGAAATGCGATTTCCAGCTCATGCTCTTCCGTCAAGAATGCTTTGCTGTTGGTGCCGAGGTTGATGTCGGCAGTGAACGCATCAACCGCAGTGGCCGGGATGGTGACCGAGACGGTCAGGTCAGCGTCCTGAATGTTTCGAGAGAATTCGTTTGGCATGGTCTTAGATTCTTAGAACTTAGGCGGTGAGAGCTTCATCGTTGGCGATGGAGTCGGTGATAACGATTGGGATGCCGTTAGATTCGCTTGGGAGAGGAGCGAAAATTTCAGCACCGCTGGAGGTTTTGACACCATTCTGCACACTGGAAGCAGAGCGGCTGACCTGCAATTGGTAAGCACTGCGGCGGTTCATGAGCCAGTAATTCGGGCGGTAGCCCACCGGATATTTGCTGAGGAGTTCAGCAAGTTTGGCGTCGGTGACACCGGCACCAGAATCGGCGGTCGCGTCTTTGAGTCGGCCAACGCTGTATTTGCTGCCGACCTGCATGCCGACCCAAGCGGTCAGGTTAGCGACGTGCGCTGGGTACACCGAAGAGGTGCCCACATTCTCGATGCGCCATTCGCCGAGTTCAAAGGTTGTACCAGCACCGAAGACGAGCTGAACGCCTTGCGTGTCGGTATTGATGCCGTACACAGAGGAAGCGGTTCCGCCAGTGGTTCCGCCGGCATCGACCACGAGGCCGGAGTTGAACGCGGTGTGAATGGCTTGCAGTCCGGGAAAGCCCTTCGCATCAGCGGTGGTTCCATAGATGACTTGGGAACCGAGTTCGATCATCGCTTGGCGCATGACGCCGACCGATTCAATGTCTTTCCAAGCTTGTTCGCCATCTTCATAAGCGCGAGCCACGGCCAAGTCGGCCTGAACTGCACCGCTGAGGATGTAGCACTCAATGAGTTGGTTCTCGAATTCGGACTTGGTTGGAGTTGAGCCTTCGTTCGCCGCACGGAAGCCGACGCCGGGATACGAGACGCGCGAGGCGATCTTGTACGAGGTGCCGCGAATGGTGCGGGCGGGCATGATCTGAACCTCCGGAGCGTAGGTCAGTGTTTCCTCGATGAGCCCGACAATGGTGTCGGAGCCATTGAGCTTGGCGATGTCGAGCAGGTTGGCTTGAGGCATGGTTTTAGAAGAAAGTTGTTAGGATTGAGCGGAAAGATAGGAAGCCTCAGATGGGTACTTCTCAGAAAATGCGCGGGCCGCTTTGATGCGCTCCAGTCCGACCTTGCCTTCCAGCGCGGCTTTCTTGGCGTCAGCAAAAGCGATGACTGGAGCGGCGACTTCTTGCTCGTTTACTGGAGCGGAAAAGGCAGCCGGCGCAGGGGCCGCAGCAGCGAGGCGAGCTTGCAGTTCGAGGTCAACGGCTGGCTTCTCGGCAAACGCTTTAATGTCGGCGGCGATCTTCTCGCACTCGGTCGCAAGCTTGGCTTCGTAGGCCGCCATCTGCGCGGTCAATTGTTCGATCTTTTCGGACAGTGCCGAAAATTCGGAAACAAAGGAAGGAGCTTGAGGAGCTTCTGGCACTTCTGGCGGAGTTGATGGTTCACCCATAACAGGTTCGTCGCTGTCAATCTGATCTGCCGAAAACACTCCATCCGCATTAGCTGCGGGCGTGTCTACAAAGTCTGCCGAGTAAAGGCCGCGTGGGCGGGTCATGTAATTACCGCTCTCCTTGTCCAGCTCTGGAGAATCCGCTGCAAACATTAAGGAAACGCCGAAAGCCGCCGGGATTTCATTGATCATTTCAAGCAGCATGTCTTTTCCAGCGTGCGCTTCAAAGAGAGTGAGATCAGCCAAAAGCTTGCCTTTGCTGACCCGGAAATTCTCGTAATATCCAACCGTATCCTGCACTGAAGAGAAATGATTCAGCTTCGCTTTCACACGTCCCTTTGCCATCGCAAGAGATTTAAACTGTCCAAGCGACTTGCGATCCACAAACACCCCGTGACCGAGTGCTGGCCCCTCTTGGATCAAGGAAACACCCATGATGGTGTTCCCTGAAACTTTCCCTTGGAATGCGGCGAACGTCTGAAGCTCTTCGGTGACTGGCATACTCGCCACCGCAATGTCAATCTTATGAGTCTTCCTCGGTGTCGCCCTCAGCAATGTCTTCAACCTCATCCTCGGCACTATCCTCAACCTCGTCAGGACTGTCGTCGTCTTCTGACTCGTCCGCCGGCGCAGCCGCTGGTGCAGCGATAGTCGGCGCATTAGGTGCCCGGCGTTCGAGCATGTAGATGGCTGTTGGTAGATCCAGCACTCCGCCAGATGCTTCCTGCACCATCTTCGCATCTTCGACAAGCTCCATGGCTTCCGCGCGCAGGAGATCGCGAATGATAGTGCGATCTTCGCCGCGATCCGCCGCAATCTGCGTTTTGGAGATGATCCCGGCCATTGTCTCGTCGATCAGCGCCTTAGATTCACGCCCAACGTCCGCCGTCACCTTTGCAGGATAGCGCCATTCACCCGAATCAAAGTCTGGCACCGTTGGGATGTGCCCGAGCTGCATACCGCGAGCAATGACGCGCCGCACCAGAGGATTGAGCAGTTTCTCCTCCAGTGTGAGCTGCGTCATTTCAAACTCCCGCGCCGCCTGTGCCGCTTCCATCCGGACCGCAGTGCCTTGTCCCGCCCACGAGTAGATGAATCCGAACGGCAGGTTGGTCGCCATGCCGCAATTGCGAATCAGCGAGTCAAGGAAGCCGTTAAAGGTAGGACTAGGCCTGTTGCTTTCAACCGGGTTAAAACTTTCACCCTCCGCCAAGTACTCAATGGTCCCCGGCTCGATCTTCTTGAGTCGATCCGCGTCCGGATTGTAATCGTGCGAGATGTCGAGTGATACGTCTTGATCTGCCGACCCGTCCGAATTGTTGACCACGCCCGAGATGCTGGAGAGCATCTTTACCGACATTTTCTCGCACGCCAGAATCTCCATCAGATCCTTGATGTCGGTGATAGCCGCATCGAACACGGAGAAGCCACGATAGGAATCGAGCCGCGTTGGATCGAACAGGTGAAGAAAGTCCTGTGCTGGCACTTCGAGTGCCGGCGTCATTGTCTCACCTGTCCGGCTGCGGTTGTAAATGCGGTATCGGATCGGTTTTCCTGCACCGTTGACGACTACACCAGAAAAGTCCTGCTCGTTCTTCTTCAACGGCTTAAATGGTCGCGTGTCGAGCCCTTCGCGATTTACGATAGAGCCGATTCGGTCCGCTTCAATGGCTTGGATTCGGATCGGGGAGACCATCATCATCTGCTCCAGTGGCGTCATCGGTTCTTCGAGCACGATAAAGCCGATGTCACCGTCACGCTTCATGCTGGTAACGCCCAGCCCCGCCAGCGTGCGGAAATGATGCCGCTGGCTGGCATCTGCATTGGCCATCCATCTTTCAACGTAGGCACCGATCTGCTTGTTGACTGCCTCATTGCTCGTGCGCGCGACATACTGAAGTCGACCCACAGAAAAGGTCCGATACTTCCGCAGAATCGACTTCACCACGCTGCTGTTTTCTTCCAGCCAGCGAGCTTCGCGGATCAAGGTGACCCGATCCGTGTGATTTCGCGACGAATCCGGCTGATCGAGCGTTTGACCGCTGGCTTTGCGGTTTGTGCTCGATTGCGCACCGACCCGCCAGAATCCCACCCTTTCGCCGACATCGAGAGCCGCTTTCGCACGCGCACGCTCCAAAGCGAGCTTCGGATTTACGGCGCGGATCATTGATTCGAGGTAGGTCATAAAACGAGTGTACTAAAGTCTGCCTTGAGGCGGTTGGAGATAGCTGGATATTTGACCGGATCGAGCTGGTGCATGCGTCGCATCACTGCGCGCATCAACGTCATAACTGGAACACCTCCGTCATTGCCGCTGGATCGCGTCTCAGACTCTCCGCCGCCCGAAGTAGAGATGACCATGGTGCCCTGACCATCAGCCAGCGCCGTGAGACACTGGTCGTAAAGCGTCTCGCAGTATTGCAGCGAGGCATAGCGTAGAATTGATGGTCCGCCCATAAAGTCATCCAGCCTGTCAAGCGTTGACAGACTCTGCCTCGTTTGTGATAATTTCGGCTTGTCCGATGATCTTTTCAATACAGGCCGCCAGCACCTGCATGGCTTCGGCGTCGAAAGAGTGGTTCTCTCCCAGCTTTTTGAAGAACGTCTTGTTTTTGCCGGTCCGCTTGTCCTTCTCGGTGACAAAAACCTCGTTCTGGATCTCCTTGAAGTACCACTTCGGCGCATTGTGCGCTATCTGCCATGATGCACCCTGACCGGAGCGTAGGCGATGCAGCACAAGCTTGATGTAGTCGCTGCTCCAAACGATGCGGTCGCACAAGTCAGCCTGCCGAGCGTTGCGCACCTTGGATCGTGCAAGTCCCACGCCCGAATCGACGTGCTGAATCTGCGAATAAGGACGTTTGACTGACCGACTGCGGCCTGTCCTCTTGTCCATCAGCGTCCACGTGAAGAATTGCGCCTTGTCCCCCTTGAGCGCAAACCAATCATGGGCCGCACACTGGCGGTAAACCTCCCCTTGATACCGCTCAAAGCCGCAATCGACGAAGACGCGCCTGTCGGTGACCTCGAATTTCTTCTGTAGATCACGCAGTTGCGCCCATGTGTGTAACTCACCCGCATAAAACAGTCGAGATTCTCCGTTTTGCGCCCATAGGCGAATGATGACGCGGAAATAGTCACGCTGAACGTCCACCGTCATGTAACGCCGGTATTCCTGATCCCATGGCTCCTCCATGGCAAATCCACCCGACAAATTGACCTCTTCGGACTGGAACTCCCGCATGTCCCAGAACTCACCCAGCCTTTTCCGTACAAACTCCGCGAGCGGCGAGTAATCGCCCAGCTTCCGTGCGTGTTCGGCCTTGAGGAACTCGCTCGCGATTGTGTCCCACGCCACCCATGGCACGGTCAAAGCGTTCCAGTGGTAAGACTTTACGCGCGGGTCTGGTGCTGAGTTTTGATTCTCGTAGAACCCGCTGTTTGCAATCTGTCGGCGCACCTGCGGCTCGTCCTTTAGATGCACTTTGCACGATGGGCACTCGTATCTGACCGTGTTCTTGATCCGCGCGAGGTCGTATTTGCCGTCGGCCAGCTTAGCCCCTTCACCGTCCCACTTGAGCTGCCCGAGCACCATCGGCCACTTCTCTCCACAGGCGGGACAAGCGACGTGCCATTCGCTGCATGACCCAGCGGAAAAGCTCTCGTAGAACTCGCCGTTGTTGTTCATCGGCGTCGATACGTAAATGCGCTTGGAGTTCCGCGCATCGAACGAGGTTGTCCGCTTGCGTGATTCGTCGATGTGTCCGTGCGTCCAGTAAGCGGCTTCGTCACCGATGACATAGCGCGCCGCCTTGGACTGGAGGTTGTGGATGTTGCTCGCACCCATCACGTACTGGGTCATGTGGGCGAATGCCACCGTCCTCTTCTGTATGCTCTTGTCCCCTTTATTGAGCATCGCCCGTACTGGCTTACAGTCTAGAATGCGATGCTTGAACCGCGTATCAAGGAACTCATCGGCGTGCTCATCGGTCTGGAGGTAGAGACACATGTCACCGCCTTCCTCGGCGATCAGGTAAAGCATTGCACCTTCGGCTAAAGCGGTCTTGGCGCTCTGCACCGAGCACGCGCAGATGATTTCCCTTGTCTCGTGGTTGCGCAGTTCTTCGAGCGGCGCTTTGATCCATGGCGAGTTTCGCACGTCGAAAGATCCGAGAATCGGACCGCGCTCGAATCTGACGTGCGTTCGCAGCCACTCATCCACCGGGAGCTTGGGCGTTGGCCTCCAAACCTCCGCCATCAGCGAATAGATAGAGAACGCCATCAGCTTTTGCGCGGTCTTCCTCGCTTTATTGGCTCGGTTGGTGCGATCTCGACTTCCATCATCTCAACGTCCACCTTCTTCGCCTTCAACTGCTCCTCAATCTTGATGTAATCTTCCTGCTCCATTTCCAGCAGAATTTTGTCGATGCAGGTTAAAAGTCGCTCTTCAGCCTCCGCAGGTGTTACGCCGCTCACCTCATATGCCATCTCTGGAGGGATACGCTTGATCTTCTCTTTGATCGCATACATCACTGCCCGCACTTGAGCCAGTACCTCGTCCACCGAGACGTATTTCGCCTGTAGAATCTCGATCTGCGTCGCCAGCTTCTGACATTCCAGATGAATCTTGCGCGCCTTCAGCGTTGCCACATCCTGCACACCCTCGACGTTAATTGTGTCCCCGTCGTTCAGCCGCGTATAATTGCTGCTGGCTAGAAACTGCTGCCTTGCGGCTTTGATCTTCTCGATGTCGTAGCCATTTGGACCTTTGACGAATGCCTCGGGATACTTCTCTTCCCACCGACGCAGGGCAGCGGGAGTGATCGCAAAGAAGGCGGCGACATCTTTCTGCGTCTGGTAGCGTGGCTCTGTGTTGCGTTGCTTCAGAAACTCACTTTCCGCATAAGACAACGGATGGCCCGCTTTCACCCGCGCGAGCAGGTCTTGCAGCTTCTTCTGTGTGTCCTCGGCGGTGGTTGCATCCATGCTCTTATGAATTCCGCATTGACGCACGGCTGCGCTCGATCAATTCCGCAGCATGTGCAGCGCGTCCAGTGCTCTCGCACCATGAAATCCATTCACGCAACAGCACGCCCGTGTCACCGAGCCGCTCCTGTGAATCAGCGACCGTCTCCCGTGTCACGGCCATGGTCTGCTGTATCCGCTTTGGCGTTTCGCCCAGCATGATTTCACTGTCCACCTTCGGCGGGCACGGTGGTTTCGGGAATCTGTTTCTTGAGGTCATCGTAAATGGAAATAATGAATTGCATGTCTTCGAGGATCTCGGTGATCATCTCCTCATCAAGCGTATCCAGCACTGTGCCTTCCCTCCACCACCGCCGAATGCACCCGAGTGATGCCATCAGGTTTTGAAACTTGTAGACATCGGTCTTCCTCGGTGTCGGCTTTGGCGCTGTTTCGCCACCAATCGCAATTTGAAGCTGCTTGTACTGGCTTGATCCAGATTTCTGAAGAGGCGGCGCTTCCGGCGACATACGCGCCAGTCGCATGCAGCGGTAGACCGCATAGTAGTCACCGCCACCGATGTTTTGCGATGCGTACTCCTCCCACTTGTCCTCGCCAACGGCATCCTTGAGTTTGACGCACGCCTTGCCCACCGCCCACGCGCGACTAAATGCCGTCGCGGAAATACCAGCCGCCATCTCCGCCTCATTCCGCATGATGCCCAGTTCTCTGGCCGCATACTCTTGAAGCTGATCGGAGTTGAACGAATCAAAATTAGGTAGTGCGAGTTGCATATTAGGATTCACGTCGGATCTGGTATGGTGGTCCTTGCTCGTTCATTGAGTATGTCTCGCCGGGATGCAGTTTCATCCGATGGCGAATCATCCCCTTTAAGGCTGATAGGGTTTTAGTGTTGACTTCGCGCACTTCTCCAACTTGTAGATCCTTGAAGACCTTCTGAGTTTTGCGCGTTCCTGTTGCTTCGATTGGTGTGAACATGATGATTAGAGTTGTTTTTCCTGTGCGTAGGCCAGCAGCAGCAGAGCATCCGCAGTTTTGAGCGTGACCTTGAGATGCGGATAGCGCCGCTGCGCTTCGGCCTTGAGTTTGTTTTTCCACTCGGTGGTTCCGCTGGTGTCTCCTTTGGTGCCGAGTCGGAAATGCTTCTGCCAGTCCTGCGGGCGGACGAGGATGACCGGCATCCGAAGCGATACCGCAATCCCACGGATCAGGCCGCAGTTGAAGGCAAGAGGGAAGATCGCGCTACCCGGTAGCGCCTTGCCAACAAACTTGGGAACGTCCTCGATGACACATTTGACGCCGGGCCGCATACTGTAGAGCAGTCCGATCTCCTCCGCTGTCTCAGTGTCGCTCGCCGGCATTCCCATACAGGATGCAAGTGCCGCGCCGTCCCATGCGATGCCGCCGTTCACGCCGGGGTCGATTGTGATGTAGGTGGTCATGATCTTGGTGCGTCTTGTTCGATATATCCCCATTTCGCGACGTGGACTGACTCGTACACATGGCGCTGCTGAACGGGTCTCATGCCGTTTTGTGGAGGAAGGTGAAAATCCTGAAGAAGCTTATCCACGCGCTTGCTGAACGCCTGCTTGCTGAGGCGATGCCGCTTGGCGATCTGCTCCATGGACTCCTCCGCCCGCCCGATCAGACCGTAGCAATAGAGCACCACGTCCAGTTCCAGTAGTGGACTGGCTGAATCCGAGATGTGAGCCAGCACCGCCGAAAGCCCTCGGTCGTAGGATGGATGATCGAGTCCGGCGCGCTTGTCGATCTCAAGGTGCAGTCGGACAAACTCCTGTTTAACAATGTCGAGCGCCTGCTGTCGGCTGAGATCAGCGACCGCACGCCAGCGCAGAGCCACCCGTTCGGCGAGGATGTCCTCGGGTGCCTCCACGTATTCGGGAGCCGCGACTTGAAAAACTGGATGGTCGGTGTCGATGAACCAACATTATTCTTCAACAAAATAATGCAAGTTTATTGCATTAAAATAATCAAAATACTAATGCAAATAATTTGCAACAGTGCAAATAATGCGCGCGAGGCGGAAACC